ATGTGAGTTTGTAGTGAATAGGAATGTGAATAATGCATGGATAGAATACTACAAGAAGTATGATCTCATCCAGTATCCAATATCTACGTTCGTAAGAACGACTCTTTGGTATGAGAATATCCCCAAAATACCAAAAGATCAGATCCCAATTTATGAGAAGGAATATATTATTATTCCACAGGAATTTGAAGGGCAGCCATTTTTACTGCTTATAAAGCGCGGCAGTGAGACCCCGTGAGATAAAAAATTGATGCTATTTTAGATTAAATTTTTAAAATTTCAGCAGATAAAATGCCTCAACTCCATCAACGTGTAAATCAGCGACTCATCAATTTTTTGGCACTAAAACTTCGCAATGAAATTGGCTTCACAATCCCGATTTTTTTTTACGTGTTTTTCATCATCCGCTTTTTTCGCTTCCCTGCTGGATTTATTCCAAGCAATCGCAAGCAATACAAAGCTGCGATGCAAACAACACTAAAACGCTTACTGCGTAAGTATTTGTATGATGCTGGGTGCTCCGGTCATTACCAAATGAATAAATGGTGGAACAATTCTCAGCCTCTACATCGTCATCAGTTTCTGGAAGCTATATTCAATCGTGGCTATTTCAAGCCCGGAATATTCAAGCCGCTATACAACACTGCGCTTCATGGTTTTTCAAATTCAAAATTTCACGAACTTTGTGATAAGAAAGGACCAACAATGACGGTCTATACTTTGAATGGTAAGACGGTTGTTGCAATTTTGAAAAAATCTTGGTTTGTTCTGGATTATGGATGGCAGTATGACCCAGACTTGAAACTTTTTTTTGTTGATCACGATGGGACAACTATTGAGCTTGAGTGCACACATTCAAAAGATGAACTAAAATACTACAATGGTCATTTAAGTGGTCCTCATTTTTGCGGGTTACCAATTGACTTCAGGTCACAACGCACAGAAGTTCATTTTTGGCAACGTGAGTTGATAACAGGTGGACCTCAAATTTTCTACGCAAATATTGACTCTGTTGTTGTGTTGCAAATGAGTGTTTGTTTTGAATCAATCTCACCCGCCATTCTAACAAGACTTGCTCGTATAGTTGCACCATATCTATCTTTTGCACAAAAAGTGTCGAATTAAGATAAAAATATATTTATAAAAATTTTAAACATAATTCAAAACTTTTTCACGCCATCCATCATCTTTTGAAAAGAGATAAAAAAAAATTGATGGTAAATTAAAGCAAATTATTTAGTTATTATCTCTTCATTTGACCAATGAAGAGATAATCCTGAGAACCTTGGGTTAAGGGATTAATAATGTTTGGCTAAAGAAAAAAGTCTTTTACAAACTAGGTCACACGTCTCATTTGCTTATGATTCTAGAGTTAATGTCACAATTAGCTTTATAGTTTCATTCGCATTTGGGGCTGTCCAAAAATCAATTCAATTAGATCTACCAAGTACACACTGCGAATTAGCAGTTGACATGAATTCGTTCACGTTCAGAGTAATTCTTTGTACACAAATCCCAGTATTTGTAGTATTTAGAATGATCTTGTTGAAAAATGTATTTCTAAGATGATTTGATTTGTTGGAAAAAAAATCGTTCACTTCGGTCTCGTTCACTACGGTTTTTACTGGAAAGGTTCTCACACAACTAATCTGGAGTTTTCTTATAAATATTATACTTTTTGCAGCAAAATAAGTTGAAATCATTCTTATCCCGCTTAGATAGTCCGCAAAAACTCCCAGCCCAATTTCTCGCAAATTTCCTTCCAAACCACATCATGTGAAACAATCTTGTCTCGGCTCTTCAATAATGGAAATAAAACTTTGTATTCATCTCTGTCCAATAATTCCACGAATTTATATAAAACGTAGTTGTAATTTAAAAAGTTCTTCTTCGGTTTCTTTGGAATTTCGCCCCATGCACTATTCACAGCCGAAAACATAATTCTTATTTTATCCTCAATGTCCTTCGTAATAATTGGTGGCGGTAATCCATTTAAACGATTAATAATATGTGCGATATGCTCATAATATTTGTTCAAATTCAGCTTCCTCAGATAATACCTAATTTTCTTATTCGTCAATTCCGTCAAATCTTTGATGCGCTCTTTGCGGATTTCTTCCCTGACTGCATCAAGGACTTCATCTGGAATATCTGTAGATTCTTTGGCTTGAATTTGATTTAGGATTTCATTCAAATGGTTGGTGCGTTTATATGCGAAATATGTAGCCTCAGGGGGAGGATCTTTATAATTGGGCTTGTCAGATTCAATAATGACATATTCCATATGACCACATTTTAGACAACTCATGAATCCTTCAATATGATTTACAATTAATTCATAATCTTTATTATACATAATTTTACACTTCTTACAAAAGTCAATTTTATAAGAAACTTTCCCCCGAATCCCATAAGATTTGTCTATTTTAGAAAGATATGCATCTAATTTAGAAGCTCTATCAATATTAGTTCCCATTTGTACGAAATCATTAATTGTTAAAACTCTTTTCCCCTCATTATTTTCTTCTGGTTCTTCTACTTTTGGGACTGGTATTCCAAAAAAGGCTCCAATTTTAGGCTCATTATCTATTCCTTGAGAACCCAAAGAACCCTGAGATCCCAAAGAACTTAAAGAACCAATAACTTTCTTTTTTTCCTTTTTTTCCTTTTTTTTAAGAAGAAGTGAAGAATCTTCATAATGTTTCGCTACATCATCCATTTCATTATAATATTCATAAAGAATATTTCCAGTTTTGATAAAATAGTCAGTCTCTTTTGATTGCATTTCTATATTATGTATTTTATCTTTCAACGCATCAATATTATTTTGTATAACGAAAATAATAGTCAAATCATCTGGATTTAATGCAACATTATTATTTAATTGTAAATTTACCAATTTTTCTTCTTCTGTTTTGAGATCTAGATAATATTTTTTAATATTTTTTTGTTCTTCTTTGAAATTTTTAATAATTTCATTATGTTTAGCATCGAGAGTTATTCTGGAATCACATTGAATGATTTTTTTATTTTTCTGTTTAAACATAAAAGTATATATTCATATTTTTTTAAGTTATTTTTTATGAAAAAATTTAGAGAATTAAATAAATGGATGGATTGGAATTGCAGAAGATGATATTTATATACAATGCATTAAAAACGGGGTGGAGTGTGAAAATGTTAGATGAGGGAAAATTTGAATTTAAGAAATCCCTAGAAAAAGCGAATTATACAAAAGAAGTATTTTTAGATGATTATTTAAAAAAATTTATTGAATCGAATTTAGATATCGAGAGCTTAAATGTAAATTTAAAATAATATTGATATATATACATTATTAAATGAGTAAAAAAATTTTTTTATATAGTAGCAATCTTGCCGCATTTCTTGGAAAGAATCCGCATATTCCAGCGAGCCGTATATTCAATTCCCTTTATGAAAAATATTACAAAGTAGGGAAAACGATAGGAGATAGTGAAAAGATACAGAAAATTGGCGAGAAAATTGAGAATAAAAAATTATTGAGTGATATTGATACAATATGCAATAATAATAAATCGCCTGAAATGATGCAGAAAGACCGCGATGTTTTAATAAAAACATTGGAGAATGCGAAGGATTTGGGCGAAGAAGATAAGAAGGAGGTTAGAAAGATTGTGGAGGGGTACACAAATAAGAGATTTGGGACAATTCGGGAAATTAATGCATTAGATTTTTATAAAGAGAAATACAATGTTGAAGTTATTACAAAAATAGACCAGAGAAGTAAGAAAATTCTGCAAATTGATGACACTGAATTGTGGATTATTAGTCGATTGGATGGGATGAAAATGGACGGGACTGTTATTGAGATTAAGAATAGAATTTATAAATTATTTGATGAAGTTAGGGAGTATGAGTGGCTACAAGTGCAGGCATATTTGAATGTATATGGATTACCAAAGGCGGAATTGGTGGAATTTTTGCAGAATAGCGGGGGGACAATGAAGATAAATGAGGTGGAAAGAGATGATACATATTGGGGCGAAGTTTTGCTGAAAATATTAGGGGATTACTTCCGCGTTTTTTTGAATATCATAAAAAATGAGAGTAAAATTAAGAAATATATGAGTTTTGGAGAAACGGAACAAAATGAATATATTAAAAAATTGATACGCAAGGAATTATTGGAAAAATAGAATTATCCCTAAAATTTGTGCGAAAATACTTGTAAAATAAGAAAAAATAGTTTTACTGTATCTATTGAAAATATTGTATGAAATATACGAAATATTTGATACAATATAAGTAAAGCTTTAGAGTTTATTTATTTTTTAAGAAATTAAATGCGTTTCTGAAAAAATTTTTTTCTTTATTAAGAATATAAATGTCTGGAGGACTTATGCAACTTGTCGCCTATGGCGCCCAGGATGTCTACTTAACTGGAAACCCCCAAATTACTTTCTTTAAAGTTGTTTACCGTCGTCACACCAACTTCTCTATTGAATCCATTGAGCAAACTTTTAACGGAACTGCTGACTTCGGCAAACGTGTTACTTGCACCATTTCTCGTAATGGTGATTTGATTAACCGTGTTTACCTTCAGGTTACTCTTCCCCTTGTTGAGTGCCCCACCGCTACCACTGCTGATAAATCTTTCTGCTTTCGTTGGGTCAACTACATCGGACACATTCTCATCCGCAACGTCGAGATTGAGATCGGTGGTCAACGCATTAACTGTCGGTGCTGAAAAACGTGAGGGTTTAGGTTCTAAGACGAAGAATCCTAAACACAAAACCCTTTAGTAATCGTCTTCCTGGCAATAGACCACTGCCAAAAAAAGGATTTACACACGTTAGTATAGTTGGTAACAACTGTGCAACATTGCCAAATTGCGGGAACCCCCTAAAACCGTTCCAGGATACCAAGCATACATCGAAAGTAGTATGTGGCGGAGAGTAGAACTCCGGTATGGTAAAAATTCCACGGATGAAGAAATTTTTAAAAATCTTCTGAAATGGGCAATCCGCAGCCAAGCCCCTAACCTCTAATAATAGAAAATGGGGAAGGTTCAACGACTAAATGGTAATGGGTCTTTTATTTATAAAAGGCTTAAGATATAGTCTAATCCTTTGGGAAACCAAAGGTATAATATTCAATCATCTATGCGACAAACA